CTTACATGGACAAATATGATGAAGCAGTTCTTATCTTCTATGATTCAGAGTTTGGTACTCCGCAGTCTTATTTTGATACTTTTGGTATTGACACAGAGCGGGTGCTCCATACTCCTCTTACAGATATTGAACAACTCAAGTTTGACATAATGAAACAGTTGGAAGGTATTGAGCGAAACGATAGGGTGATGATTATCATTGATTCTATTGGTAACCTTGCATCAAAGAAAGAAATTGATGATGCACTTGAAGGTAAATCTGTTGCTGATATGAGCCGTGCGAAACAAGTAAAGAGTTTGTTCCGTATGGTCACACCTCACTTGAATCTAAAAGATATTCCAATGGTTGTTGTTAATCACACATACATGGAAATTGGAATGTTCCCGAAAGCAATTGTTGGTGGTGGTACTGGTTCATACTACTCGGCTGATAATATTTTCATCATCGGTCGCCAACAAGAAAAAGATGGCACAGAAATTACTGGCTACAATTTCATTATCAACGTTGAGAAATCACGGTATGTTAAAGAGAAGTCTAAGATTCCTGTTAGCGTATCTTATGACGGCGGTATCAACAAATGGTCCGGTTTAATTGATATTGCACTTGAATCTGGTCATGTTCTTAAACCAACCAATGGCTGGTACTGTAAAGTTGACAAAGAAACTGGAGAAATGGGCGATAAGAAACGCCTTGCTGATACCATGAATGAAGAATTTTGGGGTGAAATTCTTGCAAGCGAGGACTTCAAAGATTTTGTGAGGAAGAAATATGAAATCTCTTACGGAAACATTATGGGGCAAAATGATGTTTTGGAAGAAACCGAAGAAGTTTAAAGAAAGCGTAGACTTTAAACTTCACGACTTTGAAGATACAGATTTAACTGGCATAGAAATCCTCCGGGGTGACTATGCTGGTGTTGTATACTATTATACCTATGCATCTGTAACAGAGGAACTTAACATGGCTAAACTTAAGTTTGGTTACCATGTGGTTAATTTGATGAAATATGACAAGGATGCATTGACAGAAGATGCAACTTTTGTTACAATGTTAGGTGACATACTAACAGAATTAATTTTAACGGAAAAACAAATTGAACCGACTAGAACTCTCTATTCTGAAGAATCTGATATATAATGATGAATACGCACGTAAGGTATTACCGTTCATTCAAACAGAATATTTCTCAGATAACAATGAACGAACCATCTACAATGAGATAAAAGAATTTGTAGAAAAATACAAAAATCTTCCAACTTATGAAGCACTGGTGATTAACTTTACTGAGAGCAAGAAACTCACCGAAGAACAGGTTCGCAACTCAATCCAAATTTTGAGTGATATCAAAGCGAACAAAGATGATCCAACTGATATTCAATGGCTGACTGAACACACAGAAAAGTTTTGCCAAGATAAAGCATTGTATAATGCAATTATGGAATCAGTTACGATTCTGGATGATAAGTTTGGTACCAAAGCAAAAGGTGAAATTCCAAAGATTCTTTCTGATGCTCTTGGTGTTTCATTTGATAGAAATGTTGGTCACGATTACATAAATGATTATGAAGAACGATTTGAATTCTACCATCGCAAAGAAGAACGAGTCCCCTTTGATTTGGATTTCTTTAACAAAATCACAAAAGGTGGTCTACCTAACAAGACGCTTAATATCGCTCTTGCCGGAACTGGCGTGGGAAAAAGTTTGTTCATGTGCCACATGGCTTCGGGCTGTATATCGCAAGGCTATGATGTACTCTACATTACGATGGAGATGGCTGAGGAAAAGATTGCAGAGCGTATTGATGCGAACCTTCTGAACATTAAACTTGATGACTTGCATTTGATAAGCAAAGAAGATTATGAAAAGCGTTTTCAAGGCGTGAAAAGTAAAACCCAAGGCAAACTAATCATCAAAGAGTATCCAACTGCAAGTGCTAGTTCTATGCACTTTAGGTCTTTGTTGAATGAATTGCAATTGAAAAAGAGTTTTCGCCCAAAGATTATCTTCATTGATTATTTGAATATTTGTTCTTCATCTAGATTGAAACAAGGTGCGAATGTAAATTCATACACTTATGTTAAAGCTATTGCAGAAGAATTGCGTGGTCTTGCTGTGGAATTTAATGTGCCAGTTGTTTCAGCTACACAAACTACAAGGTCTGGTTTCAGTAACTCCGATGTTGATTTGACTGATACCTCAGAATCTTTTGGTTTGCCAGCGACTGCCGACTTTATGTTTGCTCTAATTAATACCGAAGAACTGGAACAATTGAATCAAATCATGGTCAAACAGTTGAAGAATCGCTATAATGATCCTAGTTCAAACAAGAAGTTTGTTATTGGTGTTGATAGGGCTAAAATGAAACTGTATGATGTAGAAGATTCAGCGCAGTCTATAGTTGATTCTGGTCAGATTCCAGATGATAAGCCACTGAATACTTTTGGCAATCGTGAGAGAAAGTTCAACTCCAAGTTTGAAGGTGTGCGTGTATAAATACTCTATAAAATGGAGTACACATGGCAGGCGCATCAGCAGAACGACAAGAATCCGGTGTTGTTAAGAAAATTAACGATGCCTTTAACAAAAACAAAAAAAATCCAATAACGGTAGTTGCTGGGAAAACTGTATTAACTGGAGTGGTTAAAGCAGAAAAGTATACTGGCAGACAAGCTGGCGGATCTGAACCATATACGGATGTGGTAATATATGTTATGAGAAAAGGCAAAAAAGTTCCTGTAAATTGTTCTCTAAAGGGCGAATCTGCCCCATCTCTTGCTGGCGGTGGTCTTAAAGGACTAGAACTTGCAGTCCCCGGTATTGCTAAGAAATTTATGCAAGCGGCTTTTAAGGACTTAACCACAAAAAAGAAGTTGAAAGCTGGCGATAAAGTTCCTGATGTGTTTGGCAAAATATCTTCAAAAGATAAATTAAAGATTGTTATAGGCAACAAAGCGATGGGTGGACCAATTGATTTTATGTACATTGGTCCTATGGATGTTACGGGCACATATGATTCAGTAAAAAATATTTTGCCTTTAAACGGTGCGCTAACACTGGCGGATGAATATGCCAAAACTCACGACTTATATTTTCGTTTAAGGGCAAGACGGGAAGACCAGAGATTTGATCCTGATGCTAAAGATGCCGATGGTACGCCAAAAATATATGGTAAATCACCATCAAGAGGCGATAGTGCTGGTCGTATTGTTGTAACTGACAAAGTTCCTTCCACTGGCGTAATAGTAACACTATGAAATTCACAGAATTCCTAACAGAAGGCGTAAAGAAAGAAGGCGCCAATCTTCATCTTGAACACATTGAGGATGAAGTATTAAATCGTGGTGTTGCTGGCGCAAGAGATGCGATTGCATTCCTTCGTTCCTTGCGTGATATGCTTGCTGGTCACGCAGAATCAAAAGTAAACATAACTACAAAATGGGATGGTGCACCAGCTGTGTTTGCTGGTATCAATCCAGACAATGGCAAATTCTTTGTTGGCACTAAAGGTGTCTTCAACGTAAATCCAAAACTGAATTACACAGATGCTGATATTGACAACAATCATCCATCAGAAGGATTGAATGCTAAACTAAAAGTTGCTTTGCGATATCTACCAAAACTGGGAATCACTGGCGTTCTTCAAGGCGATATGATGTTTGCTAAAGGCGACTTGAAGAAGCAAAGCATTGAAGGCGAATCATACATTACATTTCAACCAAACACAATCGTGTATGCTGTGCCTAGTGATAGCGCATTAGCAAGAAGTATGCTATCTGCTCAAATGGGTATTGTATTTCATACTTCATACACAGGTAAAACTTTCAATGATATGAAAGCATCTTTCAACATTGATATCAATCACTTGAAAGCAACCAAGGATGTTTGGTTCCGTGATGCTTACTTTGTTGACGCATCTGGTACTGCATCTTTTACCGAACAAGAAACTAAAGATGTGACATACTTGTTATCTCAAGCTGGTACGATATTTCAGAAACTAAACTCAATGACATTGAATAGAATTTCCGCATCGGAGAATCTTCTTGTTCAAATTAAGACTTTCAACAATACCAAAGTGCGTGAAGGTCAAGCAATTAAAGATACTTATAAACATACACAAGAATTGATTAAGTGGGTTGAAGCTAAACTTAACAAAGAAATTCTTGATGCTAAAAAATCAGAAACAAAATTGAAACGCCAAGCGGAGAAGAATGAGATTATGCGCTTCTATCGCAACAATGCAAGCGAATTGAAAAACATATTTGACTTAATGAACATGCTTGTAGATTCAAAGAACATGATTGTGAAGAAGTTGCAAGGTATGAAACAAGTTACCAATACATTCTTACGCACAGATGATGGCTTTAAGATTACAAATCCAGAAGGTTTTGTAGCGGTAGATAAACTAAAAGGCAATGCAGTTAAGTTGATTGATAGACTAGAGTTTGCACATGCTAACTTTAATGCCGCAAAGAATTGGAGCAAGTAATGGCCGATAAGAAATTTGACTTAACGGAGATTATGAAAGAGTATGGTGAAGATGATTTTGGATTTACCGCTACAAACGAAGAAGAATACAATTCGGTTAT